ATAGTAACATTGTACCAATATCATCACCTGTAACTCATTCAGTAAAGGGAATTGATATTTGTTTAATACCTTGGATTTGTAATGACAATTATGAAGAATGTTATGAAGAGATTAGAAGCTCGCTATCTGATATCTGCATGGGTCATTTCGAGATTGGCGGATTTCAAATGTATCGAGGAATTGAAAGTCACGGTGGGTTAAGATCTTCTATATTCAATAGGTTTGATATGGTATTTTCTGGGCATTATCACCATAGATCAACAAATGGTAATATATCGTATCTTGGAACTCCGTACGAACTAACTTGGCAAGACTATGGAGATCCTAAAGGATTTCACATATTTGATTTAGCATCAAGAGAGCTTCAGTTTATTCGGAATCCAAATAAACTATTTGTAAAAATAGAATATGATGATAAAGGCATTGAACCAATAAACTTAGATGCTTTAGATTTATCTGATAGTTATGTAAAACTGATTGTGGTAAACAAAACTGACTACTATAAGTTTGACTTATTCATCAATAAATTATATAATAAGAAATGTATTGAAATTAAAATAATTGAAGATATAGGCGACTTCTCCAAAGGTGAAATATCCGAGGAAATATCACTAGAAGATACACAAGCAGTTCTTGATCAGTATATTGAATCGGTTGAGACGGATATGGATAAATCTAAAATCAAAGCATTCATTGCTTCACTTTACACTGAAGCGATAAACTTGGAAATGGCATAATGGCGAAAATTATTTTTAAATCTATAGAATACAGAAATTTATTATCTACAGGTAATGCTCCCAATAAAATTATTCTGAATAAATCTAGAACAACTTTGGTGATGGGAAGAAATGGCGAGGGTAAGTCTACTATGTTAGATGCTCTTACCTTTTCTTTGTTCGGTAAACCATTTAGAGATGTAAAACTTGGGCAACTGATTAACTCTGTTAATGGAAAACAGTGCGTTGTTTCTGTTGAATTCGATATAGGTAACAAGCAATATAAAGTTATTAGAGGGTTGAGACCAGCAATATTCGAAATTTATTGTGATGGGGTTATGCTCAATCAAGATGCTGCGGTAAAGGATTATCAAAAGATACTTGAACAGCAAATTCTTAGATTAAATCATAAGACATTTACTCAGGTTGTTATACTAGGTGCTGCATCATTTGTACCATTTATGCAACTAAAAACTTCTCAACGTAGAGAAGTGGTTGAAGACATTTTAGACATAAGAATATTCTCAGTAATGAATCAGTTGTTAAAAGATAGAACATCTATAACAAAAGACTCTATAACAAGAATTGAAGCCGATATAAAAGTGGCTAGGCATAAAGTTGAATCTCAATCAGCTATTATTGAGGCGATGAATACTGCAAAGACAGATACAGTTAGACTATTGTTAGATAAAATTACTAAGAATGATGCCCAAATAGAACAGGCTCAAGTAACTTCTGATATATTAACCAATGAACTTGTTCATTTAAGGACTTTGATTAACGATAAAGATTTTCTCGAGGAAAATATACAAGATGTTAATAGACAATTGCATACCTGTTCTGCTTCTGTTAATCATCATGTAACACATAAACATTTTTTCAACGATAATGATGTGTGTTCTACTTGTTCGCAGGAAATTACAGAAGAATATAAGCAAGAGGTAGTTTCAGACCTTCAATCTAAAATAGAAGAAGAACGATCTAAAATTACAGCATTAGAAGTTGCACTTTTTAATCTAAAAGAATCTTTGAAAAGTATTCAATCAATACAAAATAATATCACTGATAAAAATATTGAACTATCAACTACAAATAGTACCATTACTTTATTGAATAAACAAAACTCTCAGTTCCTTTTAGAGGTCGAATCTGTTGAACAAAATACTACAAATGTAGATGAAGAGAAACGTAAACTGAAAGAATTGGCATCAGTGGCAGTTGAAAATATAAATGCAAAGAATACCTTATTAGAACAAAGAAACCTTCAAGATGCAGCATCATTGTTACTAAAAGATACTGGAATCAAAACTGCTATTATTCGTGAATATTTACCAGTAATGAATACTCTGATAAATCGGTATTTAGCAATCCTTGATACCTATATCAAATTTGAATTAGATGAATCATTTACTGAAACTATCAAAAGTAGATACAGAGATGAATTTACCTATGCTAGTTTTAGTGAAGGAGAAAAGAAAAAATTAGATGTTGCGATATTGTTTGCTTGGAGACAAATCGCACAAATGAAAAATTCAGTCAATACAAATCTGTTAATATTGGACGAGGTGTTTGATGGAAGTTTAGATGCTACTGCTACGGACTTATTACTTCAATTATTAGATGAGGTATCTAAGGACGCAAACATATTCGTAATTTCTCATAAGGGTGATATTCTAAATGATAAATTCCACTCAGTTTTACGAATAGAAAAACAAAATGATTTTTCGGTAATATGTAAATAAAACAATATCTTATACTGGGTTGTTGGTAATTTAAGCCATTTTAACCGCTTTATTAAAAAACAACCCTGTATATTAGTATCTTTTCAATAAAATACAAAAAACCGCCTTTTTTATTTTATGTAAATCAATAACTTATAATGTAAAATATTACGTTTTTTTGTGTTTTTATAAATATTTAATAAAAAATAAAAATAAACCTTTACTTTTTAAATTAGATACTTTATAATGAATCATAAATTGAAAAAGAGAGTATATTATGAGTCAATTAGATTTAACCGCCAAACTTCTTGCTACTGAGAATATTAATGTTGTTGAAGGATCAGTATCAACTGCTTCTTTTAACATCGAAACAAGACAATTAACTCTTCCAATCTGGAAAGATATGACTCCAGAAATTAAAGAAATGTTAGTTGGTCATGAAGTAGGTCACGCATTGTGGACGTCAATGGATATGATTGATGCTTCTTCTGATAACAGAAAACTTCACTCCTATATCAACGTTGTCGAAGACGTTCGTATTGAACGATTAATGAAAATCAAATATCCAGGTATTCGTAAAACGATGACTGCTGGTTATAATCAATTGAATGAACGTGATTTCTTTGGTGTTTCTAAAATAGTTGATAAAACCAAGTTAAATTTGATTGACCGAATCAACCTTTGGTTCAAAGTTGGTTACAATTCAGGTGTTACATTTTCTAATACTGAAAAGTTGTTTATTGCCCGTGCTGAAAAAACAGAAACTTCTGAAGATGTTATTCAGTTAGCTCAAGACATTTTTAATTTTTCTAAAAATCAACTCGAAGAACAACAAGAAGCTGAAGAAAGTAAAGAAATAGATTCTGACGATTCGGAAGGTGAAGAGGAAGAATCAGGGTTTGGCGACGAAGAATTTGATGACGAAGATTCTGATGAAGAAAACGATGAAAAACAATTAAATAGTGATGGTTCTGGAAACGAAAAAGAATCTGAAGAAAATGATTCTGATTTAGATTCTATTACAGACAAAGCATTTAATGATAATTTGAATGAAATGGCTGATAATTCAATCGAATACAAATATCACAAATTATCAACTGAGTATGATGACAATATTATTATTCCGTTTAAAACTGTTCTTGCTGAAACGGTAGGAGCCGAAACAGAATCTTATTATTATAATTCTATTTCTGAACCATTATCAGTTCGTTTCAACAAATTCAAAACTGATACAAATAAATCAGTTAGTTATTTGGTAAAAGAATTTGAAATGCGCAAAGCTGCTACCAACTACAAAAGAACGCAAGTATCAAAATCTGGTTCTTTAGATATGAAGAAAATCTGGGGTTATCAATTAAACGATGACTTGTTTAAAAAGATTACTTCTGTCACCAATGGTAAGAATCACGGTATGATTTTCTTATTAGACTGGTCTGGTTCAATGAATGGGGTTTTGCAAGATACTTTAGAACAAGTGATTCAGTTAGCAACTTTTTGTTACCGAATTCAAATCCCTTTTCAAGTGTTGGCATTCACTGACAAATACAAAGAATGGAATGAACCTGCTCGTTTGAAAAGAAACGAACGATATCAAAAGGTTGCGGGTACAAATACTTTGGATAATGCTATTGAAGAATGTACTTTATTGGAGTTCTTTAGCGACAAAATGTCTGGTCAAGAATTCAACAGTATGGCTAAACGACTATACAATTCTTATATTTTTACTCGTCAATCTCACGATTATGGTCTTGGTGGTACACCATTGAATCATGCGTTAGCATTTATGACTGATTATGTTGGAAAATTTATTCGTTCGAGAAATATTGAAAAAATGTCTTTCATTACCTTAACTGATGGTGTTGGTTGTCGTCTAAAAAGTTACACTGGTTTGTATCATGGTGGTTATAAAATCAAAAACTTTGTAACTGATCCAGTTACAAAGAAAACATATAATTTTACTGATGATTCACAACAACAAACTGGTGTATTGTTACAAATGATTCAAGACCGTTACAATACAAACAATCTTGGGTTTTATGTAGCATACAAAGTGAATGACCGAGAAATTGAGAATTTCTTACATAGTAACTTTATAACACCTACTTATGCTATGATATCAGAAATTAAAACTGAAGCAAAGAAAAATGGATTTGCTTCTATTAAAACTGTTGGTCGTGATGATTTGTTCTTTATTCCTCGTGCTGCTTTGAAAATATCAGACCAAGAATTAGAAGTAACAGGTAAACAAACTGCCCGAGCCATCGCTAAGAATTTTACAAAAGTTCTTAATGGTCGCCAAGTCAACCGCATATTACTAAACAAATTTATTTTAGGTATTAATTAAAAAAATACTTTACTTTTATAAATAGATGTTTTATAATAACTTGAATTTAAAATTATGGGAAAATATATTATGAACAAAATTGAAAAACAAAACCTATTTCTTTCAACTCTTATTGCTAAATATCCAGATGTTGTTAATTCTGGAACTGTGTCTAATGCACAAATACAAGTTATTGCTAAAGATTTAGATGTAACTCCTTATCAATATTGGTTGATGGAAAATCGAATTAGTCGAGGTTTGTATGCGTTACCATCTAATTCTGTTATTCCTTCGGCAGTTCCTTCTCCTAAAAAACAATCTGTTGTGACATTTGAAAAGATATCTTTAGTTCCTGAAGTTGATAAAAACTTCGTGCCGTTTGGTAACTATAATGATCTAGAATCGATCATAAAATCAGGTATGTTCTACCCATCATATGTTTATGGACCAACTGGTAACGGTAAATCAACAATGATTGAACAAATCTGCGCGAAATACAAAAAGAATTTGATTCGTGTAAACCTTAATATGATGACTGATGAAGACCAATTGATTGGTTCTAAAACGTTGACTGATGGTAATGTTGAGATCGTTGAAGGACCTGTGTTAGTTGCCATGCGTACAGGCACTACATTATTGTTAGATGAAATTGATGCTGGTTCTGCCAATACTTTATTGTGTCTACAACCTATTCTTGAAGGCAAACCTTACTACTTCAAGTTGAAAAACGAAATGATCATTCCTGCTGAAGGATTCAATATCATTGCTACAGCCAATACAAAAGGTAAAGGTTCTGATGATGGTCGTTACATTGGTACGAATGTATTGAACGAAGCATTCCTTGAACGTTTTGCAGTTACCTTTGATCAAGAATATCCAGATGCTAAGGTTGAATTGAAAATCGTTAAGAATTTAATGGTTGAGTTCGGTTGTGTTGATGATAATTTCGCAACATTATTGGTAAAATGGGCGGATGCTATTCGTAAAACATATGATGATGGCGGTGTCGATGAGTTAATTACCACTCGTCGTTTGGTTCACATTGTTCGTGCTTTCTCAATCTTTAAGAATAAAGCAAAGGCAGTTCAATTATGTTGCAACCGATTTGATACTTCAACCAAGAATGCCTTCATTGATTTGATGGATAAGTTAGCTGAACCAGAAACTAGCGAAATAGATTCTTTATTTGTTAACGAAGAAGTGCCATTCTAACTTTACTTTTTGAAAAAGTTGTAGTATAATTATTATTTTAAATGAGGTGAAAATGAGTAAGATTGAAGATAGTGTTTGCAAAAAGATTTTAACCAGAGCTGAGTTTGGTTTAAACAAATATGGAGTTACGCTTGAAAGAGAAGATTTAACAGAGTTGCAATGGTTGGTTCATGCACAAGAGGAAGCGATGGATCTAGTAAATTATTTGGAGGTTTTAATTCAGAGAAAAATAGCAATTAATGAGTTTATTGAAAAAGCAACAATTGACAACTTAGATAAAATGGGAAAATAAATGAAATTATCAAAAGAAACAGTAAATATTTTTAAGAACTTTGCAGCAATCAATACCAATCTATTATTGACTCCTGGAAATAAAATTGCTACAAAATCAGCAAAGAAAACTATCACAGGTAATGTATCAGTTGCTGAAACTTTTCCTTTAGAGTTTGGCATTTATGACTTGAATGAATTTCTTGGTGCATTATCTTTGTTTACTGACCCAGAAATTGAGTTTGCTGATAAACTGGTTACTATAAAAGAAAACAACGACCAAATCATATTCTACAAAGCCGAGAAAGGTGTTTTGGTTTATCAAGAAAAAGAAATCGTATTTCCTGAAGTGTATGTTGACTTTACATTACCTGCTAATGTATTATCTAATATTCAAAGAACAGCTGCAGTTTTACATGCAGAAGTTTTGACTGTTATAGGTAAAGATGGGCAGTTATTTGTTCAAGTTGGTAAACAAAAACAAGAAGCCAATTCTTACCAAAACATTATTGGTACAACCGATAAAACTTTTAAAGTTAATGTTTTGATTGAACATTTTAAAATGCTTCCAGGCGATTACCAAGTAACTATATCATCAAGAAAGATTTCACGATTCCAATCAACAACTTCTGACTTAGTGTATCATCTTGCAGTAGAAGCAGATTCTGTATTTGAATAAGATTAAATTATTGAGAGGAGTCTTTGACTCCTCATTTTTTACACTATGGAGATATAAATGACAATTCAAGTAAATGATGACCAATTTTTGTGGACGGAACGTTATAGACCGCAGACAGTAGACGAGTGCATACTTCCTACTGCTATTAAAAATACATTCAAAGAGTATATTAGAAAAGGCGAACTGCCAACGTTCTTATTAGACGGCACAGCAGGTGTAGGTAAAACAACTATCGCCAAAGCATTATGTAAAGAAATTGGCGCAGAGTACCTATTCATAAACGGTTCTGACGAAGGTCGTTCAATAGATACATTAAGAACAACTATACGAGGGTTTGCTTCTAGTGTATCATTATATGATTCTCCGAAGGTTGTTATAATAGACGAAGCAGACTATATGAATGCTCAATCAGTACAACCTGCTCTTAGGTCGTTCATTGAAGAATATAGTTCTAATTGTCGGTTTATATTTACTTGTAACTATAAAAACCGTATAATAGAACCATTGAGGTCAAGATGTACTGTTGTAGACTTTAGACTAGATAACAAAGATAAAGCAGATATGGCTGGTCAGTTCTTTAAAAGAGCCACTCAGATTCTAAAAATGGAAAATATAGAGTTTGATTCAAAGGTAGTTGCTGAGATTATTACCAAATATTTCCCTGATTATCGTAAGGTATTATCTGAACTTCAACGATATTCTGTATCTGGTAAAATTGATTCTGGTATTCTAGTTAATTTATCAGAAGAGTCTTACAAAGAATTGTTTAAGATGATGAAAGATAGAGATTTTAAAAATGTTAGGACTTGGGTTGGTAAGAACTCAGATACCGATGTTACTAGATTATTTAGACAATTTTATGATAATGCTATAAATATCCTTGAACCAAGTTCAATACCAACTTTGATATTACTTCTTTCTGAGTATCAATATAAGGCAGCCTTTGTTGCCGATTCAGAATTGAATGTAATGGCATGTATGGTAGAAGTTATGGGCAACTGTAAATTTAAGTAGGGACGATATGGAACTAGGAACAGTGATACTTTGGATAATAGTTACCTTTATTTGTGGTTATATTGTTGGTTGGAAATACTATGAGAAATTACTCGATGAAGATATAGAAGCATTTGAGGAACATCAAAATAGTTTAAAATACATTGACAACGAAACACAAGAAATACACGATGCTGAAATAGTGGTAAATATTACTATAGAAAAGCATGATAAATTTTACCTAGTCTATAATTTAGATACCAACGATTTTATGGCACAAGGAAAAAATAGGAAAGAAGTCGAGGCTGCTTTAGTAGACCGATATCCAAATAAACTATTTAATGCAACTGAAGAAAATTTAGCAGAACTAGGATTTAAATAATGGCATCTCCTTTTGATTATGTAAAAGCAATTAGTGAAACGAAACAGAATATGTTTCTAGAAGAAATGGCTGAAAAAGAATACGTTCCATTTATTATAAATAAATCATTATCGTATTTTATAGATACAATAATGTATGCAAATGAAATGAATCGTTTGAACCAAGCACCTAAAGAATGGCAGTTTGAATATTTAAGATTAAGTATTCCAAAAGGCAAAAGATATGGTGGTTGGGTTAAAAAAGATAAAGATTCGGAAAATTTACCATATGTTAAAGAATATTATAAATACTCTGATGAGAAAGCCAAACAAGCATTGAGTTTATTGACTGATGATGACTTGGCTATAATTAAACAAAAACTATTTCGTGGCGGACGTTAAAAATGACAGATATATTTTATGATTGGACTCCAGATTCAATGTTGGAGGTGACTTTGAAACAACCTGATGATTTCTTAAAGGTATGCGAAACTTTAACAAGAATTGGCATAGCATCAAAGAAAGAACAGAAGTTGTATCAATCTTGTCATATACTACACAAACAAGGACGTTATTATTTAACGCACTTCAAAGAATTGTTTATTTTAGATGGCAAATCTTCTGATATATCTAATTCAGATATTGAACGAAGAAATACTATTGCATTTTTATTACAAGACTGGGAATTATTGACTATCGTTAATCCTATAAAGTTTGGCAATAAATCAGAAATGAATTCAATTAAAGTTTTACCGTACAAAGATAAAAAGAATTGGATTCTTGATAGCAAGTACACTATCGGAACCAATAAAAGAAAATAAGAGAGAGAGAAAATGGCTGAAAAAATTGAAGAATTATTGATAAATATTGAATTAACAGTAGAACAAGTGAATACTATACTATCTGCTTTAAATGAAGTTTCATTACCGTTTAAGGTAACCAGTGTTCTTATTGCTACAATAAAAGAACAAGGCGAAAAACAACTGAAAGAATTTCAAGAATCGGCAGAAGATTCTGAATAGAACACCCCTTCTCCCGAGGTAGGTAGTCATTGCTAGGTTGACTTAAAACAACTAGCACCTTAACCTTCTATGCCGTAAGGATAGAAAATTTTAATCTCGCAGAAATGGAGACGTAGTATGAACACAACCGCACAAATGGCATTTGGCTCACATTTAAATCAATTCGTAGGCATTGAAAGACTACTTAAAGATATGGAAAGAGTATCAAGTGACTATCAATTATCAAATAAGTATCCTCCCCATAATATAATTAAATACAATGACAATGAATATGTTGTTGAATTAGCTGTCGCAGGATTTTGCAAAGAAGAACTGGAAATCACTGTTGAAGATTGCGTTCTTATTATGACTGGTACTAAAGGTGAATTTGATAATGAAGTTGAATACCTACATAAAGGTATCAGTGCAAAACCATTCAGAAAAACGATAAAATTAGCCGAAACTGTAATTGTAAAAGATGCAGAATTCATTGATGGTATTTTATCTGTTTATCTTCAGAATGTAATTCCAGAACATAAGAAGCCTAAAAAGATTCTTATTGGTGATGGAAAACAAGATGTTGAAATGTTATTGACTGAATAAATAATAACACCTCCCACGCATCTCGTTAGATATGCGTGGGAGGTTACTTTTCCTTGAGGAATTAAATAATGGATATAAAAGTTTTTAAAAACATTGCTGGAGAAGATATGATTGGTGAAGTAGTATATACCAGTACTAATTCTTATGACATCAAAAATCCTGCAAATATTGTATTACAAGAAACAGAATCTGGTGTACGAGTAGCAATTGCTCCAGTTATGCCTTTTGCCAAAGGTGCTATCAAAGTTTATATACATTCAATTGCTATAGAGGCAACTCCTGCCGATGCTATGATTGAAGAATATAAAAGAGTCTACTCCCCTATTATTACCCCAAAACCAGGTATTATTTTAAAATAATACTTTACTTTTCGTTAATTTTAAAATATAATAACTTATACTTTGAAATTAACGAGAAAACTATATTATGATAGACTTTAAAAAATACGAAAATCCCCTCCCTTATGCATCTTTTGATGTTGATCCCCAAGCCTTTGATATGTGGGCTAATCGAAACGATAGACTACAAGAAGAATTTGTTGAAGATATGTTTGATTATATGATGGAAGTTTTAACTGAAACTGATGAGGTAGAAGTTGACGTTGACGTTGATGTTATGAATAAACTTTACAAAATAACAGATATTATCATTAACGAAAAAGATACCTATGAAGAAATGTTTTGGTTAGCTCTTGAACTTTTACCATTGGTGGTATAATATGCACTTTTGCCCTATATGTAAACAAGGTATGCTTCTTCTTAGAACATTAAATATGAAGATATGCATAGATTGTTGTAAAGAATTTCCTTGGTTCTTAGAAGAGAATCAACAACCATTAATTCAGCACCAAAGGTAATTATGAACATATACGAAGCACGTTGGAACAATGTCCTTAAGTGGGCAAAGAAAGTCAAAGAGCATTATGACACTGGCAAGTATATGATTAAATGGGATGATGATTTTTATCCCAATGAATTTGATTTTGTTATTGATGAAGAAAACAGATTAATTTCCATCGATTCGAAAGATAAAACAACTGGGTATCAGATTTATGAGTATGACCTAGAATGGGATCACGGTTCTTATACATCTATCACTGAAACCAATAAGATGCTTGATGATATTAATCTGTTTATGTTGATAAAGGTGAAATTATGAGTTATACAACTTGGCGTAAAGAAATAATGGCAAGGATGATAGACAATGAAGATAAGGATATTAACAATTATGTTTGCACTTTAACTGAAGAAGAATTAGATATTGAGTTTGATGATGGTTATGGTACGCCAGAAGGATCATCATTTACTCTTTGGACTACTTGGCATGTTTACTTTCCTGTATGTTACGATGGATCAGAATGGTGCGGGTCAGTTTATAGAAATCCCACAAAGATTGCAACAAGACATCAAGGTGGTTATTAATGAGTAAAGAAAGAGAGGTAACTTGGCAATATAGAACAAAAGCTAATTATGGTGGTTATGGGTGGTCACGGTGGATTAACTGTAGTAAAGAATTTTATGAACATCGTGAAAAAACACCGCTGAGAAATAGTTTTTGTTACGAGGTACGAAAAGTACACGGCATTGGAGGTGGGGAATGAGTAAAGAAAGAGAGTTACTTAAAAGAGCGGTAACGGGGTTACTTGAAACAAGAGTAACCGACATATCAACTAAACATAAATTCTTAATTGATGAAATAGAAGCACTCTTAGACCAACCTGAGCAAGAGCCTGAGCCTCTTTTAGCAGAAACAAAGATTGAATGGTATGGGAAAGGGTTTAGACAAGGGGTCAATGAGTTTGCACCACCCAAACCCTTAACAGAAGATGTTATATATGCTCTTGATAAAGAAGGGGTTGTTGAAAATATGGACGATCATCAAGTCAGATACGTCATTAGATGGATAAGAAGAGTAGAAAAAGAACATGGCATTGGAGGTGGGGAATGAGTAAAGAAAGAGAGATGATTGAGAAATTATGTAGTTTTCAAATGACATATAGTGATTGGCTTTTATTAATAGCAGACGCTGAAGAACTTCTCGCCCAACCTGAGCAAGAGCCTGTGGCTTGGATGGTAGAAACCCATTTTAATAATGAGCCTATCAAAGAGTTTCATACGGTTAAACCAATGGAACGAGTTTATAAATATTGTAAAGTTACAGAGCTATACTCAGCACCGTTAAAACCGTTAACTGGTATAGAAATATCAAACGGTTTTAAAGCTGATGATGAAGCCACACATCCCTACAGTTATTGGGCAGGTGTTGAATTTGCTGAGAAGCATCACGGCATTGGAGGTGGGGAATGAGTGGAGGATTTTTTGATCATAGTCAATATACCCTAAACCAAATTGTGACGGATATTGAAGATGAAATATATTATAATGATTCAGAAGAAGTTAATGAATACAACGAAAAACGAGGTAATGGATTCAGTGAAGATACTATGCAAGAATTCAAATTAGCTGTATGGTATTTGAAACAAGCACTGGTTTATGTACATGAAATCGATTGGCTATTATCTGGCGACACGGGAGAAAAAAGTTTTCACGAAAGACTTACAAGAAAACTAAATGCTCTTAATAATACTGTTTCAAATCAGGATAATACCTAGATATTAAATTTTTAGCATAAGTTTTTTTGGTATCTATTATAGATAAAAACATGACTTTAGATGGATTATCAACCCCATGCTTAATCATACATGTTAATAATTTCTTATCTTTAACAGATTGATATACTGAAGGATTGAGTGTTCCGTTTTTTAATTTAGTTTCTTTGCATTTCTTAATAGAATCTGGAGTATTTGAGTTTACAGTTCCATTTTTTATTTTGGTTTCTCTTTGTTTATTTTTAACTAATGGATTACTCGCCTCAGTTCCATTTCTTATTCTAGTTTCTTTTGATTTTTGAATAGATTCAGGTGTAATAGAGTTTGTAGTTCCATTTCTTATTTTAGTATCCTTGCTTTTTTGTATAGACTCAGGGGAGGAATTATTCATAGTTCCATTTTTTATTTTGGTATCTAATTGTTTTTGAATAACAATAAGACTATTTGGTTCGGTTCCATTTCTTTTCTTTATAGATTTAATTTTATGATATGTTTCATCATCTGCATAAAATGTAGTTCCTCCATTATGGATATTTAACCATTCTGATGACTGAGCAGCACCTATTTTGGTTAGAAATTTTGATTCCCAAGATACTGTTTCTGCTCTAGTTTTGAATGTTTTTCTTATCTCAAAGGTAAACGAATCTACACCGTGTTCTTTTATAAGGTCGGATATTGTTTTAGAAGAAGTGAAGTAAGTAGTCCATAGTTGGTCAGGATGAGCAACTACTTTTTTGTTATTTGCATATCGTGAACCGTAG